GGAGGTATTAAAAATTTAACTACATTTGCAGTGTAATAATTAATCAAACACTTAAAAACACAAGCAATATGAAAACTTCAAAAAAACAAACAGTTAAAATTTTAGGTCAAACAGTAACAGTAGGAACTAAATTACACGCTAAATTAGTAGCACAAGTAAAACACTTTAACGATTTATCAACTTACGAGAATAAATAATGTATCAATATTGGAGCAAATGGCGTGAGGAATGGATAGACTTCACGCCAACACAAGGGCAGTTAATACAAATGGAAATTTATAAATATAAAGTAAGAAAATATGAAGGTAGTGGATTTTTTGAAATATGGTAGCGGTTATCATTCAAGATTAATCATAAGTAAAAACTTTTATGGATTAGGTATTATATTTCGTAGAATGGCTGTTCATTGTGAATGGATAATTGAAATAGACCTTATATTTATAAGGTTTTGGATAGGTAAAGATTCTAAATTTTAAAACTAAATAATATGACACCAAAAGAAAAGGCAATAGAATTGTTTGATAAAATTCTTAAATCAGATAAAATTGATAATTATTCTTTTATAGGGTTTTCGGTTGCGAGGAAACTATCTTTAATTGTAGTTGGTGAGATTATAAAAGAAATTAAAGACAATTACGACACATTACATTCAAGCGATAGAAAGTTGTTTTGGGAAGAAGTAAAAAAAGAAATAAATAAATTGCATTTATATTAAAAATTTAACTACATTTGTACCGTTAAACAATTATAATTATGGAATCATTTTACGTTATAGACCACTATACCCCACTTCCTTTAGGATATGTAAAGGTAGTTGATGAGTTTAAAACTCAAGCGTATATCACTTGTATAGAGAATACAATAGTTAAAACGTATTTAATCACTACTAAAGGGTACGGAGGTAAACTATGCTTTGATACCCAAACTGAAAAAAGGTATGTAGATAGCAGAGTAGGTTATGCTAACTTAATTTATAAGGGTACGGAGTACGAATTAGACTTACATTTAAAAACATTACGAACAAAAATAATAGGAGTAGAAACAATTAAAATCTAAACAATATGAACAACACAATCCAAAGAGTATTAGAGATGGAAAGTAGATTTGAGCAGTTTAAAGACTGTTCTTTAGCTATCACTATCGAAGTGCCACAATCCGAAATGAGAGATGCAGTAGGCTATTTAAAGTTACATTTATATGAGCCTTTTGAATTTGCACCGTTCCAAGATTATTACTACTTTCACTTTACCAGCGAGAGAAACAAAGACTTAACTATTAATGTAAATAGTACTGAAAGATTCAGACTAAAAAGAGAGATAACAGAAATTTAACTAACACAAGGCGACCACCGACAGGCTTTACAGATAACTTGTAAAACTTACTAACTGAAAAATGAGTGGCTTAAAAGTGAGTACATTTGCCTTGTTAAACCAAATAAACAAACCAATTAACTATTAATAACATGGCAGAGAAAATAAAAAAGAAGTTGTCAAAAGAGGAGTTTTTAGCAATGAATGAAACTGAACGTGAGGTGTGGCTTGCTAAAGAGAAGAAAAAGTTTGAATATCGATTTGTAAATAGATACAAACAACATAGTTCTTATCGTATTGATTTTGCGCCATTTTTTACGATTTGTAAGCAATTAAAATATAAGTCAATAACTATTGAGTGGATTGGATTCGCTTTTTCATTGCAGATAAATAAACTCGAAAAGGGGGAATTAGACTTTGGTGCAATTAGAAATCCATCTTAACACCTCAATCAAATAAACCGAACTACTAACCAAATTTAAAAACAGATAACATGAAACCAATCGTAGAAATGTCGCAAGTAGAATTAGAACTTGAATTAAGAGCAAGTAAGGAATGGAAAGCAATAGCCTTTATAGCTATTATAGCAGTATTTGGATTAACCTTTTGGATAAGTGAATTAATTTACCAACGAGATTCAGCACTAATCGAATCAGCTAATTATAAGGCTATATCCGAAAAGCAAAAGGAGTATTTTAGTACTAAGATAGATACAATGGTATTTTACAACGAATGCGGAATTAGAATTAATTTAAAAGAAAATGAATAATTTAGTAGGATATTCAAATTAAATTATTAACTTTGCCTAAACTTTAAAAACTAAACAAATGGAAAACTTATCAATTTACAACAAACTTGCACAAACACCAGTAGAGGCAAGAAAAGACATTCAAGCTGGCAGATTAAAAGGGATGACAGATATTAACCCTATGTGGCGAATAAAAAAGCTGACTGAGGTTTTTGGTATGTGTGGTATTGGATGGAAATATGTAATAACAAGTAAAGCATTAAAAGAAGGGTGCAAAGGACAAATATCTGCATTTGTTGATGTGGATTTATTTGTAAAAGTAGATGGACAATGGAGTGATGCAATACAAGGTACTGGTGGGGCTTCATTTGTAACAGACGAAAAAAATGGTCTTTATCAGTCTGATGAGTGCTTTAAAATGGCTTTAACAGATGCTATTGGTATTTGTTGTAAGGCTTTAGGGATGAGTTCAGATATTTATTTCTCAAAAGATAGAACTAAATATACGGATGTACCACAAGAAAATCAAATTAGTATAGATGAGTATAAGGTTAAGTTAAATGCTTGTACAACAAAGGATGCTTTAAGAGCAGTTTATTTATCAATGCCTAAAGCAATCCAAACACAATTGGTAGAGTATGTAAAGACTTTATCAGAATCAAAAGCGTAAATTTTGTTTAGTTGCAAGGTGGGAGAAATCCTAATATTTCTCGAATGAACGAGGAAGCCTTGCTTTATAACAAATTTATTTAAAATTCATGCAAAATTAAAGTATAACTAATTTAAAAACAGATAATTATGAAAGCAGAAATAAAAACAAAAGAAAAAGGTTTTGAACCTATTGAATTGAATATTACTATTGAGAGTATGGGTGAGTTAGCTGAACTTGCGTCAAGGTTTAATGTTAAGGGTAGTGAGTTAAATAAAATAGATTGTAGTTATGGTATAATAAGTGATTTATCAATTCATTTGTGGGAATTGTTAGATAAAGAATATAGAAAGCGCAAATAAATGATACTACAAATACAAGTAGAAAGCGTAAGTAAATGAAACACGAATTTATAACCAACGTAAATAAAGGTAAATTAGGGAGCATTACTTCCCGACAGATTAAAACCACTATTGAGAAATACGAGGGTTATAGAATCATTTTAACCATTGATAAATGCAGTCCTAAAAGAAGCAACCAACAAAATAGTTATATCCATTTGCTATTTACTATCCTTACAGATGCTTTAAATGACTTAGGAAACGAGTTTAATATGCTTGAGGTAAAAGATATGATGAAAGCTAAATACTTGCTTGTAGACGTTGTAAACGAGAAAACAGGCGAGATATTAGGGCAACGGATAAAGGGGACTTCTGAATGTACAACAATTGAATTAAACAACTTTTTTGAGAATGTCATTAGATGGGGTGCTGAATTAGGAATAATTTTACCATATCCTTCGGAACAACTTGATATAGACTTATGAAACAAATTAAACCTAAACTTTGCCGAGAATGCAAAGTAAAATTCCAACCAGTTAGACCTTTACAATCTTTCTGTTCAATCGAATGTGCAATAAAAGACGCTCGAAAAAAGACAGTTAAAAAAGAGGCTAAAAAGGATAAAGAGGTTAAGAAAGGACTATTAACCCATAAAGATTATTTAAAGGCGTTACAAGTCGTATTTAATACCTTTATTCGTGTTCGTGATAGTGATTTACCTTGTATAAGTTGCGGAACTACTAAACCAGTTAAATATGATGCAGGACACTTTTACTCAGTAGGTGGTTATCCAAATGTAAGGTTTGACGAAGATAACGTACATAAGCAATGTTCTAACTACTGTAATGTTCACTTATCAGGAAACATTCACGAATATACTTTACAGTTACCTAAACGAATTGGAGAGGTAAGATTTGAGGCTTTAAAAGAAAGGGCGCACCAATATAACGGTAAACTTTCAATACCTGAGATTGAGGATAAAATAAAGTATTATAGGAATTTAATTAAAATAATGAAAAAATAACTTGCTTTATTGAAAAACATTTTGTAATATTGCAGACGTAGAATTAATCAATCTACTTTACTTGTGGAAACAAAAAAATATTTAAACCCTTGTGGGTGTGTTGCAGAGAGTTTCCACTCTGCTATGGCTGATAACCAAAACACATCTGCAAGGGTTTTTTAATTTACAAAATTATGAAAGAAATTATTATTAGAGAAACTGTTGACCAAAATGGCGACAAATCAATTCAATTTTTAATAAATGGATTTACAGATTACGAGGCGATAGGCTTATTAACTTTGTATAAAAATGGTTTAGAGTATAAGTGTTTAAAAATAACAAATGGTGATTTAAACACTCAAGTTGATAGAACAAAAGATGTTAGATTTGTTAATCTTAATACATCAAACAGGCTATTAAATGCCATTAAGCATAATTCGATGAATCTTTTTAATAAAAAAGACTATAAAGATATTTGGATTAGTGATTTTTCTACTATCACAAAAAGACAAGTTTTAATGTGTAGAAATTTAGGTAAAAGAAGTTTAGATGAGTTATACGCAATTTTAAATGAATATAACATAAAGTTTCTATAAAATGGATATAACACTAACAAATCATTTAAGTATTCTAAAAGAGATTAACGACCTACCTAAAGGCGACAAAAGAAAAGAACATTTTACTATGTGTTTAATAGCTGGGTTATGCTCAAGTATGGATATAGAAACGGCAACATTTTTTGCCTATAACAAAATAAAAGAAAGTAAATAATGAGTCAGGAACTACCATATTTTAAATTCTTTTGTGACCAGTGGTTAAGCAAAAAGATAACTTTGCAGTCACTTGAATTGCAAGGGGCGTTTATAAATGTTTGTGCAATTTATTGGGCAAATGATTGTGATATAGAAATAGCCACCCTATCAAATAGATATGGTGAGGCTATTAATATTTTAGTAGAAAAAGGGTTTATTAAGGATAAAAACGGTATAGCCAAAATATCATTTTTGGATAGCCAATGGCATGACCGCTATAAGAATCACAAAGATAATGTAAAAAACGGAAAGGCTGGAGCATTGAAAAGATGGGATAAACATAGGCAAGCTAATAGCCACCCTAATAGCCACCCTAATAGCGAAAGTGTAGCATTAAGAGAAGATAAGAAAAGAAAAGAAAAGATAGGAGTTTTTTTTGATGAACATTTTAAGTTAGAATATACAGAAGTAAATGGAGAAAAAATTTATGGGAATTTACATCAAAGAGGGCAAGGTGGTTTATCTGAAAAAGCTATTAAAGAACATTGCATAAATAACGGTATTGATTATGAGAAATAGATTTTACGAATTAAATATTGAGGTTCGTGGAAATAGTCCACAACAAAAAACAACTTGTCCAAATTGTGTTAAGTTAGGGAAACAGAATGTTAAAGATACTTGTTTGTCAATCGATTTAAGGCAAGGTTTATACAACTGTCATAAGTGCGGATGGTCGGGTAGTGTAAAAGAAACTGGAAAGCAAGAGTACACTAAACCAATTAAAACTAACTTTACCAAATTGACTGATAAAGGGTTAAGTCTATTTACAGGGCGTGGAATTACTCAGGACGTTGTTAATGCAAATAGAATAGCAGAGGAAAATGGATGGGTTATATTTCAGTACATTCGTAATGGCTCTTTGGTTAATATTAAAAAAAGGAATATCGATAATAAGGACTTTAGACAAAACGCTGGTAGTGAATCGATTATTTACAACTACGATAGGGTAATAGGACAAAAAGAGGTTATTATAACTGAGGGCGAATTTGATTGTATGGCTTTTGAGGTTGCTGGATTTACAAATGTTACTTCCGTTAATCAAGGCGCACCAAATGAAAATGATAAAACAATCGATAAAAAGTTAGAATGTATCACTAATTGTTATGAAGTATTTGAACAAGCGGAAACAATCTACATTGCAGTTGATAAAGATAAGAACGGACAAAGACTTGAAAAAGAGTTAATTATAAGATTTGGACACGAAAAATGTAAGATAGTAAACTTTGAAGGTGGATTTAAGGATGCAAACGAAGTATTACTTTACTCAGGAAAAGAGGCTTTAGTTAAATCGATAAAAGAAGCAACCGATGTTAAGGTAAGTGGTATTTTTGGAGTTGAAGATGTAAAAGAAAGTATGCTTTATACTTTTGATAATGGAAAGCGTAGAGGTACTACAACATACTTTGAAGAGTTTGATGAGGTATGGACACATAGAACAGGAGAGGTTACGGTTTGGACTGGTTATGCTAATCAAGGTAAATCTAAATTCCTTAAACAACTTTGTCTTATAGGCTCTAAATTTGATGGTGTTAAAACGGCTGTATTTAGCCCTGAGGAGTTTCCAGCAGATGAATTTTATGATGATTTAATACATAGCTACGTTGGTAAAAGTACCGATAATTTTTACAGAAATGTAATGAATAGAAGTGAGTACCTAAATGCAATGGACTTTGTAAAAAAGTATTTCTTTTATGTTTATCCCGAAACAGACCATAAATGGGAAACGGTTAAAAAGAAAATGATGTACTTAATTAGAAAGTATGGAGTTAAGCGTATAATTTTAGACCCTTTTAATCAGTTTGACCATGAGCAAGGGAATAAACCAATAGACCAGTATGTTAGTTGGTTTATGGCACAGTTAAAAAGATTTGCCTTAGAAACAGATACCTCAGTACATTTGGTTGCTCATCAAGTTACACCAAGTGGAGGCGACCCGAAAGCAGATTTGCCAGAACCAAGTTATTATAAAATTAAAGGCGGGGGTACTTTTGCCGATAAAGCTGATAATGTAGGATTTGTTTGGCGACCATTCAAAAAGACTGATAAAAACAATCCGACTGTAATAGTAAACTTTGAAAAGATTAAAAACCAAAGGCTTGTAGGTGTAGGAGGCGAAAAGGAGTTTACGTTTAACACTTCGACTAATCGATATTATTTAAACGGATTTAACCCATTAGAACAAACACCAGTACAATCAGCGTTACCAATAAACAATAACTTTCTAACAATATCAAACGAAGAAGACCCTTTTTAACCAATAAGAAATTACACGCAGAAATAAATATTTTAAAAAAAGATTAAAAATAAATAGGAGTTGATTAAATAATTAATATATTTGCAGAGAATTTAAAACTAATAACAACTAAAAAACTAAAAAAAATGGAAAATCAAATCGGTAAAAAAGTAATTGTTAGAGCTGATAAAGCTGGTGTGTTCTTTGGAACATTAACAAAAAAAGAAGGTAGTGAAGTTCAATTATCTAATGCAAGAAAATTATACCATTGGAGTGGTGCTGCTGCTGTTGAACAAATAGCAGTTGATGGAGTTGCTAATGCTGATAGTTGTAAATTTACGGTAGTTAATAATGAGATTACTGTAAATAACTACATTCAGATTTTAACTTGCACAGAGAAAGCTATTACTAACCTTGAAAATGTAAAAGAATGGAAAATGTAAAAGAATTTTTAAAAATTAAGCCATTGTTAAATGGCTATGGCTCTGGCGATGGCTATGGCGATGGCTATGGCTCTGGCGATGGCTATGGCTCTGGCTATGGCTCTGGCTCTGGCTATGGCTCTGGCGATGGCTATGGCTCTGGCTATGGCTATGGCTCTGGCGATGGCTCTGGCGATGGCTCTGGCTATGGCTATGGCTCTGGCTATGGCTCTGGCGATGGCTATGGCTCTGGCTATGGCTCTGGCTCTGGCTATGGCTCTGGCTATGGCGATGGCTCTGGCGATGGCTATGGCTTAAAATCATTAAACGGTCAGCAAGTCTATAATATTGATGAAGTAGAAACTATTATAAACTCAGTTAAAGGAAATATAGCAAAAGGATTTATAGTAAACAAAGACCTTACTTTAACAGATTGTTACATTGTTAAAAATGATTATTTCTTTGCACATGGAGAAACTATAAAAGAGGCTAATAAATCTTTAATAGAAAAAACCTTAGTTAATCTACCTATTGAGGAGCGTATCGAAAACTTTTTTAACGAGTTTAAAGACTTAGATGCTAAATACGAAGCTAATAAATTCTTTGACTGGCACTATTATTTAACTGGTAGTTGTGAGATGGGGCGTAAATCATTTTGCAAGAATAATGGTATTGACTTAGAAAAAGATACCTTTACTATTAACGAGTTTATAGCACTAACCGAAAACGCTTATAATTCAGAAGTAATAAAACAATTAAAGGCTCATGCTCTTAGACATCAAAGTAAATAATCAATGGTATAGATTCCGCAGGAGTTGGTGGAGTGATGGAACTTATGAATTAACTTGTATAAGTGAAGAGCCAACGGATGTATTTAATGGACGAAGATTTACAAAAGAGCAGTTAAAACAAGGAATGATAAAAGGAACAGTTAAAATAGTGTAACAATGGAAACCATCTCAACCTTAGAGCCTATCCTATTCACAAATATAATAGAGGCTAATTTCAGAGCAAATAAAGTATCTCATATCTCAAAAGAGTTAAACTATGTAGCAGCAATAATAGATTGTAAGTTAAATAGTAACTTGGATAGAGTAATAGATAAGACAGTAGAAATGATTAAATGTAATTAAAATAACGTTTTGCGTCTTGGCGAAGGCTGCCTAACGGATGCTTAATTTTCGAACAATTTTCAACGGCAGCTTTTGCCAAACCGCTGTTATGTGCTGGGCGGTTTATCAGCACTAAATTTAATTTAAAAACGATGAATAAAGAAACAAGAACATTTATTTGGGGATTAGTATTAATGTTTGTGTGTGGTAGCGGATTAGCCATTCACATTATTAGATTAAAAAACGGCATTGGTTATGACTGGGTTGAGTGGGCTTTATTTTGCGGATGTTTATATGGCACAATTGCAGGAGGAGTTCGTGTTTTTAAAACGGTCGATTAGCCTTGCACATAACGGGTTGCGGCTTTGTTTAGTGCAGACTTATGAAAACGAAATTATAAATTAAAAACAAGACATAAAATGGAAAAGAAAACATCAAAGAAAGTAGGAACTAAGGCATTGAATAAAGCACTTGTTATGCCCTCGTTGCTTACGATGGAGGAAATTAAATTAGAGCCTGTATATGGTAGCACTTACTGCCAATATAGTGTGATTGAACAAAAGTTAGCGATACTATATCAGAACCAAGAAAAATTATTACAGGCGATAAAGTTGCTTGGCAATGGGGCATAACGGCTACGGCTATGTGCAGTGCCGACAAACTTGCACAAAACTTAATACGAAGTAGAAACTTATGGATATAGAAAAACTTAAATACGAAGCACAAACTAAGGCATTGCATATAGCCGATGTTAGTGGCAGTGCTTTGTTCAATGCTGATTGTATGGATATTTTACCTCTTATTCCTGATAAATCGGTTCAACTTATTTTGGCTGATTTGCCTTACGGAACGACTGGGTGCAAGTGGGATAGTATAATACCATTTGAGCCACTTTGGGAACAATACGAAAGGATTATAAAAGACAATGGAGCAATAGTATTATTTGGCTCACAACCATTTACAAGTGCTTTAATAATGAGCAACCCAAAACTTTTTAAATATGAATGGATTTGGGAAAAAAGCAAAACGTCCAATTATGTTCATTGTAAATACCAACCATTAAAGGCACACGAAAACATATTGGTTTTCTCAAAATACCCATCTGCCCAAAATTCTGCTAAAAAGAATATGGTTTACAACCCACAATTTACAATAGCAGAACCTTATAATAAGGGCAAGGTTAGTAATTCAAATGGCGTTTTGACTGGCGGAAGAAAGGAAAGGGTAGAAGTAAAAAGTTTGGATGGGAAACGATACCCACGAAGCGTTCAATATTTTAGAACTGCTGAATGTGAAAACCAAGTTCATCCTACTCAAAAACCACTTGCATTATTAAAATTTTTGGTTGCGACTTACTCAAATAATGGCGAAATGGTATTAGACAATGTAATGGGTAGTGGAACTTGCCCACTTGCAGCAAAGGAGTTGAACCGTTGTTTTATTGGAATTGAAAAAGAGGTAAAATATTATGATTTGGCAGTTGCTCGTGTGTTCGGGTAGCATTGCCACTAACGGCATCCGCTATGAGTAGTGGCGGTTTTGGAACTACTCGCTATCAAATTACAATAAATGACAATAGAAAGTACAAACGATAATAACAGCACGAAGCCCGCCATTACTTATAGCGATTGTTACCAGCAGTGTTTCTGTTCCGATAATTTGGAACTAATGAAAACCATTGAAAGTAATACAATAGACTTAATTTATTGTGATATACTTTACGGAACTGGTAGAAAGTTCGCAGATTACCAAGACTTAAAACCGATACGAAGTGAAATTGAAACTCACTACATACCAAGAATAAAAGAAATGCACCGAATATTAAAACCAACAGGTAGTATTTATTTACAAATGGATTATAGGATTTCACATTGGATTAGGTTTATTTTAGATGATATTTTTGGATATAAAAACTTTATTAGAGAAATTATATGGGAAAGTCAAGGTTCGATGTCAAGTAGTAGAATGAAGCATCAAAACATTTATTTTTACTCTAAAACACAGAATTATATAAATAATAAATTATACGAACAATATCAAAAAGAAAGGGGTATATACCAAAGATGGAAGAAGTATATAAATAAAAACAATCAAATAACTAAGGAGTTCTATCCACAAAATGATAGTAAATTTAAGCCATATTTAATAAAAGCAAAAAACAATATTATAATAGATTTTAATAAAAAAGAAATTGGTTCTGTGTGGTATATTTCATCAATAAACAATGGGGAAAACATTAATTATTCAACCCAAAAACCAAAAGCACTAATTGAACGAATAATAAAAGCAAGTTCAAACGAAGGAGATTTAGTTGCAGACTTTTATCTTGGTTCTGGAACCACTGCCGAAGTATGCAAAGATTTAAACCGCAATTTTATTGGCTGTGATATTAATCCACGAGCGATTGAAATAACGCTCCAAAGGTTGAACGATGCACTGTCTTAACATTGCTGGTAACGTTCTGATTATTTGCGTTCGGTGGGGCGTTACACCACCACATTTAATTTGAAAAACAAAACTTTAATAATATGCAAAACGATAATTTGAAAAACGAAACCCCCACTGACGTAAATAATGTGTTAGCGGTTGTTTTAATTGAACAGTTAAACAAATGGATAGAAGATTGTCAGGCACAAGCAGACGTTTTCTTTGAAAGGGGTATGACTGTTTCAGAAACAAGCTCATTAGCTATGAAAGTCGCTTATATGAATGTCAAGACGTTGGTGGAAAATAACCGCTAACGGATGGTGCTATACGCTCGTTTTAATGGCGTATAGCACGTGTTGTAAGCTGTATGGCGACTTATTAAGCACTAAACTTTAATCGAAGAACGAACAGAAAAACAAAAAGAAAAAAAGCGATGGCATTAAGATTTAATAAAGTATTAGCAAACACGAGAGAGAGCGACCACTATTGCACTCCAAAAGATTTTTATCAAAAACTACACGATGAGTTTGGGTTTACATTCGACCCGTGTCCTTTGCGTTGCGAAACATTTAACGGATTAGAAGTTGATTGGAACGGAATAGTTTATGTAAACCCACCATATTCACATATTGAAGCGTGGATAGAAAAAGGGCTAACAGAAATTAGAAAAGGTAATGCTGAAAGAGTTGTATATCTGATACCATTAAGAACAGACAGTTGGTATTGGCATAATAAAATACTTTCCTTTTCGGAGGAAGTAAGATTGGTTAGAGGTCGTTTAAGATTTGGAGAGAAGAAAGACTTAGCCCCTTTTGGTGTAGCCGTAATAGTTTTTGATAAGAATTTAAGCGGTAATGCAAAACTAAAATCATACGAAAAATGAACACAAAAGAAAAAGCAAAATCACTAATGGAATCATATAAAAAATTTATGTATCCGTTCCATGATGATGTGGCAAAAAAACAAGCTAAAGAAGCGGTTAAGATATGTATTCACGAGATACTTCAAGACGATTGGTTTTTAGAACAGGAGCATCAAAAGTTAAGAAATGAATATTGGGATGAAGTTATGCTTGAATTAGAAAAACTATAAAGTGCGGTGGCTTTTTTCTTTTTGTTTTTCCTTCACGGAACTTTCAAACGAAGAACGGGACTAAGCCATATTGCTTACAACTAATGGCTAAGAGAATAAACACAAAATGGAAACAATATCAATATCAACTACTTATACTTTGAAATGGTATATTAATGACACCTATAAAGTATCTACTTGCGGAAATGTGTTTAATGCTAAACGAGGGGTGAAGCTAAAGAGAGTATTAAACGGAGGCAGTGTAGGTTATTGGATAGGAAAAGAATTTGTAACATTAAAGGAGTTAAGAATAAGACTAAGGAAAGTAGAAACAACTAAACTACCATTTTAAACTATGGAAACAAAGCTAAACGTAACAAAAGACATACAAGCAAAAGTATGGGAGTATTACTCTAAAGGATTAACACAAAAAGATGTTATTCGAGAACTTGGAATACCTGAGAGGGCAGTAGCCCATTACTATATCTTATTTACAGCTACCTATGGTCAGCAAAGAATAAGCAAAGAAGTACAGCTAAAAGCCTTAGAAGCTAAGTTGTTTAAAGAGTTGGAAATTAACCCTAATAGTAACTTATGTTATCAGTTAGAACAACAATATTGCACTTTTTTATTAAAATAATTGTTAAATAATTTGGTGGAATGGAAAATGTTTTGTAGATTTGCAAACAGAAACAAATAGAGCGCAACTTAATTTGTATTAGCGGTCAAAGCTAAACAGGAGTAGTTAGCAATAGCTACTCCTTAATTAAAAAGAAACTAAAACTAAATAAAAATGAGCGACAAAGTATTTATAGGAAGCGGTAAAGTAATCCCAACTAAGTTTGGCGAACTTACTAAAATTTCATTCTCAGAGGGTGATATTGATAAACTAAAGGCTAATCTTACTAATGGATGGATTAACCTTGTGGTAAAAGAAAAGAAAGATAAAGTAGAAGGAAAGCCTACCCATTACTTGGAGGTTGATACTTGGAAGCCGAATACAGATAAGGATGGCGGTCAAAGCGTATCACAGTTTCAACAAGCTGACCCAGACGCACCTTTTTAATGTAAAATACGTTTAAATACAATGCCAAAAGGATTCCAAAAAGGAAATAGTGGTAAACCAAAGGGTGCTACTAATAAACTAACAAGGACGTTTAAAGAAATTTTAACAGATGCTTTAGAGTCTTTGCAACAAGATAAAAAGAACAATCTTGAGGCTTGGGCAAAAGAGAATCCTACCGAGTTTTATAAGATAGCAAGTAAGTTGATACCGAGTGAAATAAGTGCAACCGTAGAAAGTAAAGTAATAACCGTAGTACCTCCAAATGATAACAAGTAACCATCTATTAGACTTAGGTTTTGTACCTATGCCATCAACAGTAGGGATAATATTCTCTATAAACGAAAAGTGTCAGGGTGTATTAAGCGGAGGTGTATTCTACTTTAAATTATCAAAAGATGGGGAGTACTTACAAGCTAAGAGCGTAAATCATTTAAAGTGGTTGTATAAACGAGAGCATAAAGAGAATGTACACAGTAGGGATTTATAAAATAACTAACCCTAAAGGTAAGGTTTATATTGGACAAAGTATTGAAATAGAGAATAGACTGTATAAATACAAGTCGGCATGTTGTAAAAAACAGGCTAAAATCTACCATTCTATTAAAAAATATGGATGGGAATCGCATTCATTTGATATAATACACAAATGCTCTATAAGTGAATTAAATGATTTAGAGGTATATTACATAAATAAATATAATTCAGTAAAAGATGGGTTAAATTTAGCTTATGGTGGTGGTTCAAGTTTATTAACAGAAGAGCATAAAGAAAAAATATCAAACTCGTTAAAAGGTAAAAAAAGACCTGAGAGTGTAATTAAAAAACAAAGAGAATCGATGATTCTGCTTTACAATAATAAAGTATTCTCTGAAAAAGAAATATCTGTATTTAGGGAATTAGCTAAAAAAAATCACAACTTTCTTTATAATCAAAATAAAATAGTGTTAGATACCTCAAATGGTGTTTTCTACGATTCACTAAAAAGTGTATCTAATCTTTATGGTTTAAACTATAATACATTGAAGGGTAGGTTAAATGGTAGTAAGATTAATAATACAAACTTTATTTATGCTTAATGTATAAGGTAGAATGGTGTGATTGGAAACATTTAATAAACGAGCCTTTTATAAAATTTATAAATAACCAAGATAGGTATTTAATTTTTTACGGAGGAAGGGGTTCGTCTAAATCTGATTTTGCGGCTAAAAAGATGATTTTTAGATGTTTAAGTGAGGATTTTTTTAGATGTATATTGGTTAGGAATACTTATTCATCAATAAAAGATAGTAGTTATCAGAATCTAAAGGATACTATCTATACGCTAGGTCTTCAAGATTTATTTGAGTTTAAAATACAACCACTAGAGATTCATTGTAAAAATGGAAACAGCTTTATAGCAAGGGGTTGTGATGATACAACAAAACTAAAATCAATAAAGGATGCTTCGGCTGTTTGGTATGAAGAAGATATACCAAGTGAAAACGATTTTATTACTATCACAACATCTATTCGTACTAAAAGAGCTAAATATCTCCAAGAAATATTTACAATTAACCCTGAAGTGGAGGGTGATTATAAAGACCATTGGTTTTATAAACGATTCTTTGGTGATAAGGTTGAAAAGTCTTTTAGTAGTGTTACGCCTATGAAAATAGATGAAAACACAACCGTTAATCTAACTTATACCGTACATCATAGCTGGTATAAAGATAACAAGTGGTTGCCTCCTGAATTTATAGCCTTTCTGATGGATTTAAAGACTAAGAATCCGTATTACTATACTATCTATTGTTTGGGATATTGGGGTAATAAGCAAACAGGTGGGCTATTCTATAAGCATTTTGATAGGGCAAAGAGTACAGATAGCAAGGTAGCTTATAATCCTGATATTGCATTACACTTAACATTCGATTTTAATGTAAATCCTTACATGAGTGCTTCGTTATGGCAGGTAGTTGGGAAGGTTGCGTATTGTATAGATGAGTTCGCAATGGTAAGTCCTGATAATAATACAGCAGGAGTATGTAAGGAGTTTACACGTAGATATTTAAGCCATAACGCTGGTTTATTTATTTATGGCGACCCTTCAGGTAAGAATGAAGATACAAGGAGCGAAAAAGGACACAATGACTATACTGTAATCCGTAAAGACTTAATACAATTTAATCCTGTTAGCAGAGTAGATAGTAAACACCCTCCTGTTGTAACAAGGGGTAACTTTATAAATAATATCTTTCAAGATGGATTTGAAGGGGTTAATATAATTATAAGTGAAAAGTGTAAGCATTTTATAAATGACTTATTATTTTTAAAAGAGGCAAGTGATGGTACAAAGTTTAAGGAAAAGACAAAAGATAAAGAGAGTGGTATCACATACGAAAAATACGGACATTTCACAGATGGATTTGATTATTTCATCTGCAAGTGTTTTAATACAGAGTTTTTAATGTACCAAAATGGTAAAAATCCAGTTCAAAGGTCATTAGGTAGCAATACGTTTAATAGTAAAGTGAAGTATTAAAGTGTTACACTATTACAAATAAGGTTGTTTAATAGTTATTTTTGTACTATTCAATAAACTAAAATGGCACGTCTTTTACGAAATACTGATTATTTAAGACAGATACAAGAAGCTAATATTATTCAGATAATTGAAGAAGATGAGGATGTAAGGTATTACGCAGAGCAAGCAGCACAATCTGAAATGATTAGTTATTTATCACAACGATATTTAACTGATAAAGTATTTGCAGATACTACTGTATTTGATATTAATGCAACTTATTACGGTAAAAATCTTATAGAATATACTGAAGATGTTTTTGTGGTTAATACAACTTATGTTGCAAACGATAGAGTTTCCTATAAAGGAAACATTTATAAAAACATTCTTGGTTGCACTGGTGTGCTTCCTACATTTGCTACTAATTGGACTCTTATTACAGAAGATAAATCACTTTACTACGCAAAAACTTCAGAATCAGAATATTCTCATAGTACTACTTATGCTATTGGTGATGTTGTTTGGTACAACGATGTTGTTTACACTGCAATAGCTGAATCTTTAGCACACTTGCCAACCGATACTGGATATTGGAGTGCAGGTGCCACTTATTCATTTGATGGCTTTTATCCTGAAAACACAACTTATTGGACTAAAGGGGATAATAGAAACCAGCAAATAGTAATGTATCTAATTGACATTACTTTATACCATTTACATAGTAGAATTAACCCACGTAACGTACCTGAATTAAGGTCTATTCGTTATGATGGTGCTAATGCTTTGCAAACTGGTGGAGCAATTGGATGGTTAAAGAAGGTTGCAAGTGGTGATGTAAATGCAGATTTACCTGTAATTATACCAGCACAAGGTAATAGCATAAGATACGGAAGTGTAACTAAAAATATAAACACTTACTAATGAAGATATTTGGTAGAACATTTTTTGAAAAGGTTCAGGATGTAAGTAGTAACCTACCTAAGTCGGCTAATATTCAAAGAAAGATAAACTTTGAACAAACATTACACCGTACACGTCAAGATATTGGAACGTGGAGAGCAGCGATGTTACAAGCGGAACATTTGCACTATCCTAATAGAGTTGAATTATACCGACTTTATAAAGATGTAATGTTAGATGCTCATTTAACTGGATTAATAAGTACACGTAAATTTCAGATACTACAAAGTGAATATAAGGTAGTAGATAAGGCAGGAAATGAAGTAGAAGATAAAACAGAGTTGATTCATCAAAAGTGGTTTTATGATTTTATTGATAATAGTTTAGATTCATTATTTTACGGATTTAGTCTTATTCAGTTTGGCTCATTACAAAATGATGTATTTAGCACTATTGATTTAGTACCACGCCAATATGTTAAACAAGAGTTTGATATAGTTGTTGAAACACCAAGTGCAATAACAGGCGAAAACTTCTTAGATGGCAAGTATAAAGGATGGGTTATAGGGGTAGGAAACAAAAGAGATTTAGGTTTGTTATCTAAAGCTGCACCTTATGTACTTTGGAAAAAAGGAGCAATGCAAGCATGGGCTGAATATACTGAGATATTTGGTACACCAATAAGAATTGGTAAAACAGATGTAAGAGATGAAGTTACACGTAGTAATATGGAGGGATTCCTAAAGAATATGGGTGTATCTGCTTATGGGGTATTTGATACAAACGATTTAATTGAATTAGTTGAAAGTAATAGAACAGATGCTTTTGATGTATTTGATAAAATGATTGATAGATGTAATTCTGAGTTATCTAAATTAATTTTAGGGCAAACTGGAACAACAGATGAAAAGAGTTATTCGGGTAGCGCAAACGTGCATGAACGTATTTTAAAAATGTACGGCGAGCAAGATGAAATGTTTATAGAGAATGTAATTAACTTGCAGTTGTTACCTTTATTAAACTTTCATGGATTAGGATTTGAAGGATTACGAATTGAGAGCGAAGAAGAAGATAAATTTAGCTATGAAGAAAAGGCTAAAATAGATTTAGAGTTATTGAAATATTATGATATAGACCCTAAGTATATTGAGAGTGAGTACGGAACACCAGTAACGGCTAAAGTACAACCAGTAGACAATAAAGGTAGTGTAGCAAGTGTTAAAAATAAGTTAGACGAATATTATAGCTAATGTGTGGAATCTGCAATGTAACAAATAGCAGCGAAAACTTATTAGACATATTTAGTGATGAAGAAAGAGATAGGTTTTTAAAGGATATTTATAGCGGTATTGTAACAAATACAGCTTTAGATATTAATTATTATTATAAAGTAGCACGTAAATTAACTGATGGTATTTATAGTGGATTTGGTCAGGAACTTATTAAAACGCAGTGGGGAACGCCTGATTATGATATGTTATTTAACCTACGTGAGAGTGCGTATATTTTTAGCGCTGCGAAGGATTACCAACAAACGAAAGAAATAAGTTCTTTGCTTACTACCGAAAAAGGATTAAAGCCTTTTAGTGAATTTGAGAAAGATGCTTCTAAAGTATTTGATACTTACAATAGAAACTATCTAACTGCTGAGTATAATAGTGCAATAGCGCAGGCAAGGTCGGCAAGTTTATGGATGGAAGTTGAAAGGGAAAAGAATATTTATCCTCAATTACAATATGAAACGGTAGGGGATGGAAGGGTCAGACCTGAACACGCTGCATTGGATAATATTGTTAGACCTGTTGATGACAAGTTTTGGGATATTTACTACCCTCCGAATGGATGGAATTGTAGATGTGTAGTTTTGCAAGGTCAAGATTTAGTAAATACTGATATGCGTTCTTTTAAGAAACCAAGCGATAAAGAAGTACCTGAAATATTTAGGTTTAACGCTGGTAAGACTAAACAAATATTTAGTCCAGCACATCCTTATTTTGAGGTTGCTAAAGCTGAAAGAGAATTTGCAAAAACTAACTTTGGATTACCTTTACCTAAATAAATGGCAAACGAGGCACGAAAATTACAGATGGCACAGGTTAAACTTCAAAAGAGTTTAAATGACTTTGTAGTGGTTATGGGTACGGATGCTAAAAATCACTTTGTAAAGAGTTTTAGGAACCAAGGTTTTGAAGATGCAAGCATAGAGAAATGGCAACCAAGAAAAGGCGAGATAATGAGTAGTGGAATAGCTAAAGTAAGAAAGAAAGATAAAAGTAGTAGAGCTATTTTAGTAAAGACTGGCGATTTAAGACGTAGTATTAAAGTGCTTAATAAAAGTTACAGAAGTATTACATTGGGTAGTGATTTACCTTATGCTCAGATTCATAACGATGGATTATACGGTAATGCTTATGGCAAATATCGTTTTAAAATGCCTAAAAGACAATTTATAGGACACAGTAAGAAGTTGATTGACCATTTGCGTAGTAAGTTAGATAAACGAATAGTAAACGTATTTAGATAGTGGAATTAGAGTTATTCATAGCATTAAAAAAAGAGATTGAAACAAAGTTACCCGAGATTAAAACGGTAAAGTTGTATAACAATCAATTTGAAAGTGAGAATGTAGAAAATGCTTTTTTATATCCTGCTGTTATGATTCAGTTTCAGTCTAATGAATTTAAAGATTTGTCACAAGGTGTTCAGCAATTTGATATGACTGTAACAACTCATTTAGGGTTTGAAAGTTATAAAAGTGAAGATACCGAAGTGTTGAGATTAAAACAAGATTTGTATAAAGTAGTAAACAGATTTAGAAACGAGTATTTTAGTAGATTATTAAGGGTAGAAGAAAGACCAAACTATAATCACAATAATATTCATGTTTACGAAACTGATTACAAAACAACAGGTAAGGATTTTACAACAGATATTAGACCAAATAAAGATGTAATAGCTACACCAGTAGTAACACCATCTATAACAACATTAGCAGATTTATAATGAGTAGAACGATAGCACAAATACAAACAGAGATGGACGCACAACAAGCGTTACAAACTGGATTAAGTGGATTAGATAGCCCAAGTCAAACGGCTATTTATACCTTATGGAAATATATTGTATCTGCTGCAATCTGGGCGCATGAAACGCTGTGGGATAAGTTCAAAGTAGAATTAGAAACTATTGTAGATAATGCACCTGTAGGTACAGATGGATGGGTACAAAGTCAATCTTTGTTATTCCAATATAGTGCAACTGATCCACAAGTTATAGTGTTAAACAATTTTGTACCAAGCTATCCGGTAACTGATACAGATTTACAGATAATTACAAGATGCAGTGTTAAGACTTTACCAAACAAGGTAGTAAGTGTTAAGGTTGCTAAATCTGATCCACCAAGTGCTTTAACGGCTACTGAATTAAGTTCTTTTAAAGGTTATTTAGATGATATTAGCTTTGCAGGGGTACAATATAATGCTATTTCTTTAGCTTCTGATAAACTTTATTTAGATGCTGAGATATTCTATAATGGTCAGTATTCAAGTGTTATTAGCGATACTGTAATAGCTGCAATAAACGATTATTTAGCTAATATTCCATTTGATGGGAATGTACGTGTATCATCTTTGTATGATGCAATCCAAAATGTAGATGGAGTAACTGATGTTATTATAAACGATATGGCTATTCGTGCAGACGCAACAGCTTTTGGTAGTAAGACGTATTTAGTGCAAAGTAACGCAACGATATACAATAAATACCCTACGTTTGCAGGGTATGTAGTAGAAGAAACAACAGCAAGTAATACGTTTGTTGATAAATTAACCTTTACTCCTGAAAGCTAATGTTTGATATTTACATTATACAATTTAGTTTAATTTGGGAAAAGTTATACCCACCACATTTGCGTAAAGCATTACATTTAGCATGGGGTACGGTTATAGTTGCCCCATTGCAATCGTTAAGAGATTTGATTTTTAATGAATATGCTAATGGTAGTTTTGCACCTAAATACGATAATGCAACAGCTTATGTAGTTGGTGATAAGGTTTACTTAAACAGAGTATTGTATCAATGTATTTATGCAACAACAGGAAACGCACCAACAAATACAACTTATTGGAAAATATTATTAGATAATAGAATAGGTATAAGGGAGCGTATAAAATACAACTCAAGAAAGATAGTTTTAGAGTACGGATTAAATAGATGGTTTGAGATTCCAAGTGCAGACCCTCAAATTTACATAACCAATAACACTATTTACGGTACTGCTTTTATATTAGGACAAACTGGAGAGTATAGTAGTACAATGGCACGTAGTAGCACACATCAATTATATTACTTAGGTAATAGCTACACTTACCGTTCTGATGCTTTTACAATTTACGTTCCAATAGCAGTATTTACAGCTTTGGCAAGTAACAATACAGATAGAGAAAATATAATAAGAACATTTGCTAATAATTATGTATTATCAGGAATGACTTATTCAGTAGTAACATATTAATAACTAAAAGATGAACAAGATTATAACAACGGATGTTTTAGACCCATCCATTCAGCAACCATTTACGGCTAATTCATTAGACTTTTTACAAAACGCTGCAATAGAAACATTATTATCGTTTCCAGCATTTACAAGTATGGCAGCTTTTAGTAGTGGAAATCCAATAGTATTATACGGATGTCAGGAGCGAGATTTAGGTGCTGGTAACTTTAAGTATTACAGTGGTTATGTTTATTATTCAGGGGAGATTTATACATTTGATGGTATCAACTCAATTGCTATTGCAACAAATGCTGAGTTTAAAATAACAGTAACAAATGATGCTACTGCTGACCCTGTAACATTTACGGATGGAATTAGTAGAAACGTGCATAATATTCGTAAAGTAACAATGACAGATAACGCTGGTGATTTTAATTATTCAGATTGTTTGTTTGTAGGACGTATTCAGGAAACTAATAGCATAGCATCGGTAGGTACAACAACAGTAGAAAGTATAGTAGCAACGGTAACAACTTTTGCAGCTTGTAGTTATTTGAATGTAAGTTGGAATTGTTGGATAACAGAAAGCGGTTCGCATGATACTACTTATAAGATAAAGAAAAACGGAAGTACAATAAAGGAATTTAGACAAACTGTTACGACTGGCGAATCTACTATTTCATTTACTGCATTAAGTGATTGTAATTTTAACGATGTATTTACGGTAACTGTAACACATAGCGGTGGAAGTGGTCAGATACAAAACGGATTATTAATGATAAAGAATTAGCGAGTAGTTTTTGTTTAGTTTACTACAAGCTTTTAGCACCCTCCGCATTGATTTGTTGCGAGGGTGTTTTTATTACCTAAAGAAAAATAAAGAATAAAATTAACAACTATAAAGAATTGTAAATAAGAAATAAAAAGAAAAATCCCCCTTAAAAATAAATATTTCCTCTATGTTTTGTTTCATAGAGATTTTGACCTGAACCAATACGAGTAGCGTAAAGTTTGGCTTCGATTTAACTCAAATACCCTAAAACACAAAACCCCACCAAGTTTTTAATTTAGCAGGATTCGGTAAGGGTTTTGCTCGGTATATTAAACCGAAAATATGTTTTTGTTATTGTAATCCTGCTAAGAAATTATAACAGGATAAAAGTACTTAATTATATTTTTATTTAGTATTAGTGTTACACTTTTTAGTAATATACTTTATATCTTTAAAATCACCGTACTGGTCAAATATAACCTTAATAGATTGAGATTCATTAATCTTAATAGTCCCTCCGCACATTAGCACGTTTAGTTCATCTTCTGTTAATTTACTTACTATTTCCATCTCTTAATGTTTTGTATAATTCGCAGAACTCTTTGTGTGGGTTAATATTGTTAGCATCAATATAAGCATAGTGAAATTTTATAATATCCCTTGCTAATTCACTCTCTAAAACACCTCTTTTAATGCAATCGTTTAGAAATCTTGTTTTAGCTGTACCTGTTAAATAGGTAGTTGTTTTAACACGTATAAGTGTTAGTTTTTCTCTTTGGCAGGCTTCGAGTTCTTCGCTGTTTTTTTTGTTTCTCATATTTAAAAAAGTGTTACACTATAAACAATTGGCAAATATATCAAATATATTTGTATTATGCAATTTAAATACATAAAAAATATAGCAGAAGATTCATCCGAAGCTACTATTTTATTATACAATCAAATTGGAAGTTCTATTGATGCTGAAGGTTGTGTAACCTATGGAATTGATGGAAGTTCTTTTGCTTGGGAAATGCAATACTTACAAGATAAGTGTAAGAAAATTAATGTAAGAATAAATAGTATTGGTGGTAATGTAATTGATGGATATGCAATTATTTCTTCAATACTTAATTCAAAAGTTCCTTGTGATACTTATATTGATGGTTTAGCTGCTTCAATTGCTGGTGTTATTGCAATATCAGGTAAAAAAGTTTACATGATGGATTACGGTACTTTAATGCTACATAATCCAAGCGGAGGTAACGATGCTGCTATTTTAGATTTAGTTAAAGGAACATTAGTAACCTTATTTAAAAATAGAACAGCACAAAGCGAAGAAGAAGTAATAGCAATGATGGATGCTGAAACATGGATGAATGCAAACGAAGCTAAAGCAAAAGGAATGGTAGATGTTGTCGTTTCAAGTGGTAAGAAAGTAAAAATGAATACAAGCGAAAGCCTATACAATATGGCTTTGATTTACAATAAAATAATAAACCCAAAAAAGGACATGAATTTAATCACAAACAAATTAGGATTAGATGAAAATTCAAACGAAGATGTGGTAGTTTCTAAGATTTCAGAATTGCAAAATTCTTTAGAGGAAATGAAAGCGGAAAACGAGCGAATTAAATCTGCATTAGCTAAAGCTGAAGCTGAATTAACTACTATTGAAGCTGAGAAAGAAGCACATAAAACTGCTGCTATTGAAGAAATGGTAAACTCTTTTAATGTAAAAGAAGAAGATAAGGCTGCTACTATTGAATTAGCTAAAGTAAATTTTGAAGCAGTAAAAAATATGCTATCAAAACAATCAGTTAAAGAGCCTGTAAAAATCTTTGATTTCAAAAACGTAACTACTCCTAAAGGAACAGAAGACCGTTCAGCTTGGACTATTCGTGATTGGGAAAAGAAAGATGCTAAAGGATTAGCTGAAATTAAAAACAACACTCCTGAAGTGTATAATGAAATGTATAACTCACACTACAAAAAACAAAAATAAAAAATGGCAACAATTAAATACCCTTTCGGAGCGATTGCAACGGCTTCAATCTCCGCAGATGCATCTGATGATGCAATCACAATCACAGCAAACGAAACCTACATCACTACTGCTACCTTAACAGGTAATGCAACATTAGACCTTACAGTAGGTTCTGAAGTTCCAGAAGGTGCTAAGGTTCATATTAAATGTACTACTAATGGTTCTGAAACATTCACATTCGGAACTAAAATTGAAGGTCCTGTTGTAACTGGTTCTGCTGGTAAAACATGGTGTCAATCATTTGTTTACAACGGTACAAATTTCTACCCAATGGGAGCAAAAATTCAAATTGATTAATCCAAATAATAACAATTAAATAACAAAAAACAATGGCATTACAAAAAGAAGTTTGGATTGCAGACATCCAAGAAAATTTATTCGCTAATAACGAATTTATCAATAGAGCTACTGACCACTCAATGTGGATTAGCAATAAAACAGTTCACGTTCCACAAGCAGGTGCTAACCCATCTGTAAAGAAAAACCGTACAGTATTACCTGCTGCGATTTCTCAAAGAACAGATACTGATTTAACTTATGATATGGCAGAATATACAACTGACCCTATCTTGTTGACTAAAATTGAAGAGTTGCAAATTAATTATGCAAAACGTCAAGATGTATTACGTCAACACGTTTCAACGCTTGGTGATGTAATTGGAAACCAAACACTTTACGCATGGGCTCCAGCAGGTGCAGGTACTTACCGTAAAACAACTGGTTCTGCTGTATCAGGTGCATTAGCACCATCTGCAACATCAACTCGTTTAGCTATCACTTTAACTGATATTGCTGCTGCAAAAGGGATTTTAGATTCTCAAAATGTACCAGCAAATGGACGTGTATTGTTGATGCCTTCTGATATTTATAACTCACAATTGTTAGCAATTCAAGATATTTATCAAGCACAATCTTATGGTTCATCTGCTTTACCTTCGGGAGTTGTTAATCGTATTCATGGTTTTGATATTATGGTACGCCCTTCAGTAGTAGTTTATGATAACTCAGGTACACCGGCATTAAAAGCTGTTGATGCTGATGGTACACCAACAACTGAAGCAACAACTGATAACATGGCTTGTTTAGCATTCCATCCATCATTTGTTTGTAAAGCAATGGGTACTACTGATGTATTCTATGATGAAGACAAACCTGAATACTACGGTTCTGTATTCTCTGCATTAGTAATGCACGGAGCAGCGAAGTTACGTACTGACCAAAAAGGTATCGTAGCAATCGTACAAGCTAACTAATAATTAAAGCACACTCGATTAAGTTCGGGTGTGCTTATTTAAAACTAAAACTATGACACAAGAACACGCACAAAGAGAGGCTTCTAAGCATTTAAACAATCCTGATGTTAAAACATTATGTGTATTATCAGATGGTGGTGTTTATATCAACAACGATTTAGAAGTAATGAAGCAAAACGCTTTAGACAGAGGTAAGAAAATCTTTATTTTTAAAGGTGAAACTGAGAAACTGGATGAAGTAGTAGCAGAACAGGTTGAAGAAGTGAAAACTGAAGAACCTAAGAAACCAAAAAAGAAATAATCTTAAAAAATTTATCATAAATGAATGATGTAGTATTTATTAAAGGTCAGGGAGGTTTAGGACGTCCATTAGCTGGCGAAGACCATATCTCAGGACTTTTGTTTTATACTTCAGCAACTTTACCAACTGGTTTTAGTTCTAATGACAGAATTAAACAAGTGTTTAGTTTAGCTGAGGCTGAAGCATTAGGAATTACAAATGTAGGTACTGGAGCAACGGCTGCTACTGCAACATTTGAAGTAACAAATAAAGGTGCTGTTGGTGACACAGTTAAGTTAGTGGTAACAGGAATTGAAGGAGCAGTAACAATTGCAAATTACGCACAAGTAACTGCTGATGTTGTTTCTTTGACCACTTCAGCTACACGATTAGCAGCAGAAATTAACTTGGGTACATTAACACATGGTTATAGTGCAACGTCAAACGTAGCAACAGTAACTATTACTGCACCATTAACAGAAGGTGTGTTTTTAAATAGTGGAACACCTTATGTAGCTACATTAACTGGAACGGTTGCAGGTACATTAGTACAAAATGTTGTAACAGGTGTTGCAAGTACTATTGATATTATGTATTACCATGTAGCAGAATACTTTAGAGTACAACCTAAAGGAAATCTTTATATCGGTATTTATGCAGTATCTGCTGACTTTGCAGAAGTAACAACCATGCAAAATTATTCACTTGGAACTATTCGCCAATTAGGAGTTTATACACAAGCTGCTTATGCAAGTGGAACAGTAACATTGTTACAAACACAAGCAACAGCAAACGAGGCTAATCACAAGCCTTTAGAGATTCTTTACAACCCTGATTTTCAAGGTACATCAGACTTGACTACATTATCAAGTTTACACACATTAACAGCACAAAATGTATCTGTAATGTTTGGACAAGATGGTGCAGCAAAAGGATATAAACTTTGGAAAGCAACAGCTAAAAGTATTGGGTGTTTAGGTACTTGTTTGGGTGCTATTTCATTATCTAAGGTAAGCGATTCAATTGCTTGGGTAGGTAAATTTAATATGGCATCAACTGAGTATGATACATTAAACTTTGCAAATGGTCAAGTTTACAATGTTATTTCTGATGGTTCTATTAGTAACTTAGATGCAAAAGGATTTGTATTTTTAAGAAAGCATATCAGTTTGTCTGGTAGTTATTTTAATAACCCTTATACTGCTATTGCAATTACTTCTGATTATTCAAGAATCAATAACAACAGAACAATTAACAAAGCAATACGTGGATTAAGAACATTCTTACTGCCAGCTTTAGCAAGTCCTATTCAAGTAAATTCTGATGGTACTTTAACAGATGACGTAGTAGCTTATTTTGAATCACTATGTAAACGTGCTTTAGATGTAATGCAAAGAGATGCTGAGGTAAGTGCGTTTAGCGTAACTATTGACCCATCACAGGACATTCTTAGTACTTCTACATTAGAGATTTCAGTAAGTATTGTACCTATTGGAAGCGCAGATAATATCGAAGTAAACGTAGGATTTGCAGTTAGTATTTAATTTATAAAAAGATAAAAGATGAACAATTTAGCACCTTTAATTAACGGTAAAAGCTACGAGTGGAGCGACATTACAATGAATGTAATGGGTGTGCCTATCGTTGGTGTAACTGCAATAAAATATGATGAAACGCAAAACATGACTAATATTTATGGTGCAGGACGTAGACCAGTATCTCGTGGATATGGTCAAATTGAGCCAACAGCATCTGTAACCTTACTCATGGAAGAAATAGAAGCGTTGCAGGCTGTTGCGCCTAATGGTTTGATTATGGATATTCCTGAATTTGATATTATCGTAGCATTTACAGATACTGCCTTAGTACCAAGAATCCATAAAATTAGAAACTGCCGTTTCAAAAAGAATAGCAGAGAAACTGCAACAGGTGATACTTCAATTCCAGTAGAATTAGAATTGATTATATCCCATATTGATTGGATTTAATAAAGAGTAAAACTAAAAACTAAAAGAATGAAAACTAAAGAAGAATTACAATTAGAATTAAACAGTTTAAAGGGGAAGCATAAGGTAGTTTATACTATTGAAGCCCCTTTAAATGATGAAGAAACAGAAGTAGCTACTATTTACCTATCTAAGCCTACACGAGTTGTTTACGCAACGGTGGGTAAGTTGGCACAAGGTAATGACCCATTAAAAGCAGTAGAATCATGTTTAAAATCATGTTATATTGGAGGGGATGAATTAAAGTTAATCTTAGAAAACGAAGATGCTTTAATGAGTTGCGAGGCTGCTGTTGTTAAGATGTTAGAGAAAAAAGAGGCTGTTTTAAAAAAAAATTAAAAGAGTTTCAGGATTTAATAGCGCAGGACGAAATCGCAAAAAACGATGCACTCCTGCGTTTTTATTATCCACGAATTAATATTGATAAAATATCCGATACGATGTACTGCAAATTGATTGCAGAAGTATTTTGGGTATTAAAGTTTACAGGAACTTTGCAAGATAAAACAGATGAGTAATCAGAATTTAAAATATACCCTTTCCCTTCAGGACTTATTTACTAATAAGATGAGTTCTGCAATCAATAAAACAAAAACATTAGACAAAGGTGTTGGTAGGTTAAAATCTAAAATATCTGAAGTAGGAAAGTCTTTAGTTGCAATAGGTGCTGGTGTTGCTATTGTAGGATTTGGTAAATCAATAATTGAATCTTTAAAAAATTACGAGTATTTTAGTGCTTCATTAAGAACTTTAATGAAGGGGGATATTTTATCTGCAAATGCATTAGAAAAACAATTAATTAGCTTAGCTACAAAAACACCTTTTAGCCTTGTAGAATTACAAGATGCAACAAAACAATTACTTGCGTATGGATTTACGGCTAATAAAGTAACTAAAAATATAGCAATGCTTGGTGATGTAGCATCGGCACTTAAAATACCATTTAATGATATTGCATATCTTTATGGAACACTTAAAACGCAAGGAAGAGCATTTTCTAAAGATATTTACCAGTTTACAGGAAGAGGTATTCCTATTGTTAAAGAATTGGCAAAACAGTTTAGAGTTACTGATAGTGAAGTAATGAAACTTGTTGAAAATGGGAAAGTAGGATTTAAAGATATTGAAAAAGCATTTAAGTCAATGACTAGTGAGGGAGGGATGTTTTTTAATATGATGTCAGTCCAAAGTAAAACAGTTGGTGGACAATTGTCTAATATGGGTGACCAGTGGGAGCAATTAAAAGTTAATATAGGTAAAAGCCAAACAGGAATAATAAATAGTACTGTATCAATGGTAAATAGTTTAGTTACGTCTTTAAATAACTACTTTATCCATATTAATACTGAGGCGGATAATTTTTCTAAACATGGAGCAATTGCTTTTTCTTGGTGGGAAAAGGCATTAGGTGTATTTAATTCTGCAATAACAGGAAATATGATGGACACTCCTGTTAAGGAACAGGCTGATTTTCAAAACAGTTTATCTAAAACATATGGAGGAATAAAAGATTTATCAACAGGTTATAATCAACTAATTTCATTAAATAATTTATTAATGAATCAAAAAGTTGCATTAAATAATAAAGAGATAGATATTGCTGAATATTCAAGAAAATCTGCTACTATAAAAGGGCAGATTCAAACAGTACAATCTGAAATATCTTTAATTAAAAACGATGGGATTAATAAAAATGCATCTACAATTAGTGATATGGCTCCTAATAATGCTGGTGGAATGGGCGCTGATGGAACTGGTGCAGCAAGTAAAGCTGGATTAGGTAGTGGAACAGAAGTAAGTGGTTCACGCCCTCAAAACTTAACTATTAACATTGATAAATTAATTGAAACATTTGAAATAAGAACTAATAATATGGCTGAAGGTGCTGGTAAGATAAAAGAAATGGTTACTAAAGCATTATTAGAAAGTGTTAATGACTTAAATATGATTACACGATAATGGCAGGTAATTTCACATTAAACGAAGGATTTAATCCACAAGGACAAGCTGAGTTAATTATAAAAGGATTTGGTTTAGGTGCTGTTAAACCTAAGTTTTTTAATGTACAAGTAAACGATGCAGAGGTTATAGAGCAAGGCGTTGGTAATTACAATAAAAAACTTAGTAAATTCGGATTACCTGTATTTGATATTTTAGATTTTGCTATATTAAAATATACTACTGCTGATAATAAAAGTATAACAGTAGATGAACTAAATTTAGCAACTGTATTAATAGATGTAAGTCAAAGTAAAAACATTGTTACAACACCAATACAAGGTAGAAATGGAACTGTAAAAGAGTATATTAGTGATGGCGATTATATTATCAATATTAAGGGTGTTGTTGTAGGTGATGGAAATGATGTTAGACCTGATGATAAGTTAGGGTTATTATTGGGTTTTTGCCAAGCACCTGTAGCTATAGATGTAGCAAGTAATATCTTAGCTTCATTCGGTATTTACACGCTTGTAATTAAAGATTATACGTTTAATCAATTGGAGGGACAAAGAAATGTAATCCCATTTGAATTAAACTGTATGAGTGAAACCCCTTTTGAGATTAAGGCTCAAACGCAAAACGAAACAGCAGGACGTCAAACATCAAACCCTCGTTTTATCTAATGTTAAGGCTACAAAGTAAAATAACATTTACAAGCAAAACAGATGGAACTGAAATAGTTTTTGATTTTGTTAATGAAGTAGAGATTGAAACAAGCTACGAGAATTTAACAGATACGGCAAAGATTACTATTCCTAGAAAGCTAAATTTTGATGGTAAACCAATTGCTGTTGGAGTAGATAGTATATTTAAAAGAGGTGATAGTGTAAAGATTGAATTAGGTTATTTTCCTGATTTAAGAACTGTATTTGAGGGTTATATTTCTAAGGTTAATCCTAAAACCCCAATTGTGTTGGAGTGCGAAGATAAGATGTTTATACTTAAAACCACTATAATAAGTAAGTATAGTAAAACAAGTGTAACGCTTAAAAACTTACTAACTGATATTATAGGTGATGTAGTAGAATTTAGGACTTTGTTAGATGTTGAATTAGGTAGTTTTAAAGTAAGCAATGCAAGCGTAGCAAAAGTTTTAGACACATTAAAAAGTGATTATGGTTTTTATAGCTACTTTGTAAATGGGGTGCTTAATGTTGGTTTAGCTGCTGATGCTTCAGATACACAAACAATTGAGTATAAGTTTGAAGAAAATATAATAGATGACAGTTCTTTAGAATACCAAAGGAGTGAAGATATGAGGCTAAAAGTTAAGGCTGTTTCTATTAATTCAAGTGATAATAGTAAGATTGAAGTTGAAGTGGGTGATGATGATGGTGCTTTAAAGACGTTCTATACGCAAAATGCGACCTTAGAAGGATTAAGACAGTTTGCTAATTTAAAGCTAACTGAGTGGAAATATGAAGGGTTTAGTGGTTCGTTTACAACTTTTGGTGAGCCTTATATTAGACATGGTGATACTGCTAAATTAATTAGTGATAAATTCCCTGAGAAAAATGGACTTTACGAAGTTGTAAGTGTTAAACGTATTTTTGGGATGGATGGGTATAAACAAGATATTGAATTAGGAATAAAACAAAATGGCTGATAATAAAAGTATAAAAGATGCTATTAGGGAGTTAGTTAAAACGGACGATGTTTTATACTCTGTTTTGTGTAAAGTAAAGTCGGTAGATACTACTAATAATATTTGTGATTGTGTACCTATAAATGGCGATGCTGACTTATTAGAAGTAAGGTTAATGGCTCAAAATACTAATGGGTTTTTAATTATTCCTTCAGTTGATAGCGTAGTTGTTGTAACAATGATTAATAAATATACTGGATATGTAGCAATGTTCAGCACTATTGAGGAAATACAATTAAACGGTAAAAATTATGATGGATTAGTAAAGATAGGTGATTTAGTAGATAAGTTGAATAATTTAGAGAATAAAGTAAACTCAATTATTAATACTTATAATACGCATACGCACCCATACGTTAATGTGGCAACACCAGCAACAACGAGTCCAAGCACTTCATTAGTTGTAGGAACATTAACACCAACACAACAAGTAGACTTAGAAAACACAACTGTATTACATGGCAATGGTTAAAGATATAGATTTAGAAACTGACTTAGATTTAAAAATAATTGATGGTGATTTTGCTATTTCAGATAGCGACCAAAACCACGTTATTAATATATTAAAAGCCTACTTAGGCGGTTATAAACAATTCCCTTTAGTTGGAGTTGGTATTGACTATTATTTAGCTTCAGCAGGAACTCAACAAGTAATAAAAAGGAATATTACGGTTCAAATGGAATCAGATGGGTATAAGGTAAATAAGATTGAAGTATTAGGACAAAGCAAGTATAGTATTGACGCAAACAGAATAATCTAATGGCAACTAAAAGTGTAACACTAAAAGACGGTCAAACCTTGTTTGATGTATCTTTACAATTATACGGAAGTATAGAGTATGTGTATAAAATTATAGAAGATAATCCAACTATAACTAATATACATTATCCTAATTTAACAGGATTAACTATTACTTACGAAGAACAAGGATTTGATTTAACGAAATATTTTAAAACTAACGAAATAAGTATAACAACTGGTTATCCTGAAATTAACACAGGGAACTCGTTTGATGAAAGTTTCGATTTATCTTTTAACTAATGGCAGTAAAAAATAGAGCAGATTTAAGCACGTTATTAAACGATAATATAACGGATGAACTAAATAGACAAAATACGGCTGCAAGGGTTCGTGAAATTATACAAGATATAATTGATAGTGCGTTGAACTCATTAGATGACGCTGCAAGCCCTACAACTATTTATAGCACAAGGATTGTAATTCCAAGTGCCGATGTTTTGACAAGTTTTACCTCACCTATTGCTTTATTAACAAATTTAAATGCAGGTCAAGCTTATGTAGTTTTACCATCAACAACTGTAACAACGGAGTTTGTAACGACACCATACGCAACAAATACTTCTTGTCAAATATATGCAGATGGAGCAACTGACGCTATGCTGCTTTTTCAAACCGTATTAAATGCAACTCTAACAAGAACTACATTTGGTTCACAACAACAAGGTGCAAGTGCTGGCGATACTCAGATAATTGATGGAGGGGATATTTACTTCAAAACAACAGTAGGTGACCCAACAGCAGGAGATGGTGATGTAATTATTAATTTACAATATATTATAATTGACTTATAATGGCAGTAGAAAAAGTATTACAGGGAACTGATGTAACTATGCGAACTTTTGAAATAAAGGATAATGCTGGTACAAATATTCCTATTGCAGATTTAGACGATTATAATATTTACGTTTATTCTTTAGCAAACGGAGTAAAAACACATCTATTTAACTTTAAAAAAACACCAGTAGGTGATGACAATAGTATAGTTGTAGTAGATACAAATACTATTGGATTTATCGTAAACAGGAACTTAACTAAAACTTTAGAGCCTTGTAGATTATACGCTGAGATTGAAGTTAGATTAGGTGCAACTTCTGACTATATTTCTTCATTAATGAATGTCGGGAACGATAGTTATATTGTTTGTGATATTATAGAAAGTTCAAACCCTTTAGTATTACTATAATGACGTTTGTTTTTAATGTACCAAACCCATCAACAACATTTGTATTTTCTACTGCAAATATAACATTTAGTAGTGGAGGGTCGGGTGGTGATATTGAAGTTTATATTGATTCCATATTAGTGGGTACGCAAACAACAACAGATTTTAATACAGAAACTGTAAATATAACATGGCTTTAACATTTAATATAAATAATCCCGTAACAAAGGAAAAGATAGGCGAGGTTGTAAATGGTGCAGCTTCGGCTACTCCTAATGATACGGATTTAGTAATGAGTGTTGATACTTCGGTAGCTAAAAAGAATACTTGGACACAAATTAAGGCTTTCTTAAAAACATATTTTGATACTGTTTATGCTACTGTTGCTTCATTGAGTGGCAAAGAAGATACAAGTAATAAGTCAAGTTCTTACACTGCAAGTTCAACTACAACCTATGCAAATACAAAAGCGTTGGTAGATGGTTTGGCAAGTAGAAGCTCGTTTTTATCATTAAAAGGGTTAAACTTTTCGCCAGCAGATTCTACAAGTTACTATTTTGTAGATTCAGAAGCTCCGAATACAAATGCAGCTCTTTACAGATTTTATGCTCCATCTAATTTGATTATTAAAAAGGTTTATGTTTATTTTGCTGTTACAACAACTTTGGGGACAACAGAAACGAGCAGTATATTTATTAGGGTTGATAATACAACAGATAATTTAATTAGTAATGCTGTTACATTAAACGTAGCCAACTCAGTAGTAAGTAATACAGCTTTAAATTTAGCGGTAAGTGCTGGTAGTTATTTCAATATGAAATGGACTACTCCAGCATGGGTAACTAATCCAACAAACATTCAAATTAACGTAGTTTTAGAAATATCAAATGGATAATAAATATACATACAAAAAGCAAGGCGATGGACGTGATTCATGGATTTGCGAAGAGCCAAACGGTAACAAATACATGGTTTATGAAAACCCATTTGAGCAGAAAGTAGATATATCAAAAATAGATATTGATAGCCTAACAGATGAGCAGATTTTAAAACTTAAAGCACGATTTGAAGCCTTATGAGTTCAACATTATTAATATCAATACTTTTAAGTATAGTAGCCTTTGTAGGTGCTTTAATGGTAAAACAGTTAATGCGAATAGCTGAGTCGGTACAACAGATTCAAGTTGAGATTAAGGTATTAGCTAATGACCATAGCAACTTAAAAGAGGAGCATAAAGACTTGAAAAAACGAGTAGAAAAATTGGAGGAATAATGAAGATAGTAGTAGTAAGAGATACATTCACAGAAAATAGTACAATCGGTAAAATGCTTATTGATGGGGCTTTCTTTTGTTATACATTAGAAGATACTATTCGAGATGCAAAGATAGCAGGAGAAACCGCAATACCATACGGTACTTATAAAGTCATTGTAAATATGAGCAATAGGTTTAAGGTATTAATGCCTCTATTACTTAATGTTAAAGGCTTTGAGGGCGTTCGTATACATTCGGGAAATGCTAAAGCCGATACGCATGGATGTATTTTAGTAGGTGCTACAAAGTCAACTGATTTTATAGGCAACAGTAAAGCGACCTTTAATAAACTTATGAAAAAGTTAGAAGGACAAACAGATATAACCTTAGAAATTATACGATGAAAAATTTAGGTCAATTATACTCAAGTCCAACTCCAAAGAAGTGGCGCAAAATAGGTGATGCTTTATTAGCAACCTCAACAACAATCACAAGTTTTGCTATTTATGAAGATGCAAAAGCGGTTGCAATAGTAGCTTTAGTTTTAGGTAGTTTAGGGAAGTTTCTTACTAATTTCTTTAGTGAGGATTAAAATTATTTGCTTTCTATTAATTATTTACTATCTTTGCCAAAACTAAAACTATTCTAATGGCACGTAAAGGAACTAAAAAAGCTGATATAGTAAATGAATATTTAACACGTTTCCCTGATTTGGGGGCTACTCCATTAGCACGAAAGATTTATAAAGAAAATGCAATTTCTTTTAGAGACATAGAAGACGCACGTTTTTTTGTTCGATATTATACAGGACAAACAGGAGCTACACACAGAAAAAATTTAGCTAAAAAAGAGTTTGTAAGACCTGCAAAAAAATCAAACGAATACGGATTACTGCCAAGTTCAGCCGAAACATATTTGCCATACGAAATAAAAAGCCAAAGAACTTTAATTATTTCAGATTTACACTTCCCATACCAACATAATAAGTCTATTGAATTAGCACTTGACTTTGGCAAACAAAAGAAAGTAGATTGCATTTTAATTAATGGCGATTTATTAGACTTTGCTACGATTAGCCGACACGAAAAAGACTTTAGGGCAAGAAGTGTAGTAGAGGAGTTTGAAAGCGTTAGAGCGTTCCTAAATGCTTTGCGTAAAAACTTCCCAAAAGTAAAGATAGTATTTAAAGAAGGTAATCATGATGAGCGTTGGGAAAAGTGGTTATATTTAAAAGCACCTGAGATATTTGATGATATTGAATTTAGACTTGAAAATAGATTAGGATTAGGTAAGTTAAATATTGATATTGTAAAGGATAAAAGACATGTTAAGATAGGTAAATTAACCGTATTACATGGACACGAATTAGCTGGAGGTAGTGGAGGTGTTAATCCAGCAAGAGCAACCTTTTTAAAAACATTAGATAGTGTAATAGTAGGACACTACCACAAGACAAGTAGCCATACTGAAACAACTATGAACGGAACTATGATAAGCGTAGAAAGTCAAGGCTGTTTGTGTGGTATGAATCCTTTGTATATGCCAATTAACCATTGGAACTTAGGATTTAGCTACGTTGAACTTGATGTTAAAACAGGAGAATATTATCTACAAAATAAAAGAATTATTAAAGATAAGATATATTAATGAAGATTTGCTCTAAATGTAAGGCTGAAAAAGACTTATCTCTTTTTAATAAAATGTCTAAATCTATTGATGGATTAAGACCTGATTGTAAAGAATGTAGGTCTATTGAAACAAAGATGTATCGTAGTTCTAATCCTGAAAAAATAAAGAGTAATAATCATAAGTTTTATAACTTAGACAAGGATGGTAGAAAAGAATATCACGAAGTCTGGCGTGGTAAAAACAGAGAAAAATTAAGGGAATTATCTAAATTATCATATCGTAAAAACTTAGATATAAACAGAGAAAAAAGGAATAAGTATGTTAAAAACAAAAGAGATAATGATATTCTTTATAAATTAAGGAATGTATACAGATGCAGAATAAATATATTTTTAAAAAGTTCAAGTATAAATACTTTAAATAAAACAAGTGAATTATTAGGATGCAGTTACATTGAACTAAAAGAGCATTTAGAGAAACAATTTATAGATGGAATGGATTGGAGTAATCATGGATTGTGGCATATTGACCACATTAAACCATTAAGTTTAGCTAAAAACGAATCAGAATTAATTTGCCTTTGTAATTATAAGAACTTGCAACCATTGTGGGCTAAAGATAATTTGATTAAAGGTAATAAAATCTACTAACATGGAAACTCCAATAGAGATATTTAATAATACACATATTGAACTTACACGAATAGTTAAGTTTGAAGGGGAGTATTACATGAATAAGTATTACCTATTTTTAGCTGACATTAAAAACGTGGAGGCTGCAAGGTATGGTATGGAAAAGAGTAAATGCTCTAAGGTTTGGTTTAATGATGGAACTTATATAAAGGTTTCAGAGCGTTATAAAGCAATAAGAGATACTCATATTACTTGGTGGAAACATTTACAGGATGTAGAAAGTAAAGAGCCTCCTGCTACGGAATAATAGTCTTATAAATAAACAATCCACCCAACACTCCGCTAATTATTTGCCATAGCGTCTTTCTTTTTTTCTCAGCCTTAACCTTATCTTGTTCACTCTCATAAGCCTCTCTGTAACTATTTAGCATCTTATCTTGCATAACTGAAAGAGTATTACAGTTTGACAACACTAAACTATAGTTATTGATAATAGTACGCTGATAGGCTATAATACTATCTTGCTCAACTATTGTGCTATCTAATATAGGAGCGTTCGTGTAATCCCTTAAAAAGCATCTTAATTCATGCTTAGTTATGTTTATGCTATCCTGAGAATAGATAAGTGAATTAAAAAGGCAAAATATCAATATTAATTTCGTTTCTTTTAGCATATTTTCTTAGTTTGTTTATTCCGTATCTTTTTTTATTATAACCAATGCTAAACGACACGCACATCGACAATTATTGCGGTTTTAGTATGGTAAATGACAAATCTATATTCTGTTTGTGTGCCTTTCTTAATCCATAATGCACAGTTGTATATCCCTTCTTTTCGGTCTTTCATTAATGTTTCCTCATACTCAATAGCTTTGGAAACTGCTTCGGTTCGTAAAAAACCGCAATGTTTGTCTGTTTTGATAATTATTTTTTTCATCTTTAATTTATTTAGTTTGTAAAAAAGCACTGGTTATAACAGCACATAAGCAAAAGCCCAAATCCAACCGCACAATGCCAACGCTATTTGTGCCTTCGCTTATCTGCAAAACGTTATTTTATCCCCAACCCTCTCAATCTTTCCAATTCAACCACTAAAGCCGAGTCAGTAATTACTTGATACTTTTTATTATTATCGTTTACTAATCCTTTTAAGGTATAAATAATCTCGTTTTTATCCTTAATCTTACTTTTTAGTATCAAATTAGCAGTATTGACACTATCTATTTTTACATTATAGTAAGCCTTTACAGAATCGAGGTTTATTTGCTCTTGTTGTAGGCTGTTTGTTGGGGTTGGTTTTTGTATTAAAGTTATTAAATAGGCTATTGCAATTATGCCTAAAAATAATACTGTAATACTTATTATTACTTTATATTTTTCGCTCATAGCTTTTCTATTTCTTGTTTAACTTCTTGCCAATACTCTAAATCAATCCAATAGTGTTCTGATATTTTTTCTTGATATTTAATTATCTCATCAACTACAATCAATGCGCATTGTTTTTTATCCCAATTATCTATTGAGTGGTTATGAAATTTATCGAATAATTCTAATGCCTTATCTATTGGTGTCATGCCTTCTCTTTTACAAAGTTATTAATACTATCTACATACTTAGTAGGTACTTTACCACTCTTTAACCAATAGCTTAACTGAGGTGGTTTAACACCTAATACCTTAGATAAATCCCTTTTCCAAAACTTTACATTTGCGAGTTTACTGTTAATCTTCTTTATTGCTTTTGCGTCCATTTTTATTTAGTTTATCCATGTTATATTTGAAACTTTTTTTATTTCTCCAATTGTGTCGCCTATCTCGTTAGAGTGAAGTAAAAGAGAGCCATCGCCTACTAATATTTCATTTTCAAGCCACAGGATTTCTTCTTCTGACTTACCATAAACAGCATCATCTAATTCAAATTCAATAGTTATCTTTGCTCTCATATCATTTAATTTTCGACAAACATACGAACTATTAATTAATTATCCTAACAAATATTAATAAATTATTTTAAAAATATTTTA